CGGATGAGTCCGCAGGTAGGGAAGGCGACGAAGGGCAGGCTGATGGACCATGTCTGTGGAGTGGCACACTCAGAGAATGCTTGTACACGCGGAGCCGTGGCGTGGTTAAGGGACTCGACTATCGTAAACGCTCGTAAAATTTAGGGGCACAATTAAGCCCTCTCACTGTGCGGAGTCCACGGACGCCAAACCGCGCCGGATGCACTACCCGGCACCAATTCTCCCCACTCGCTGCATGGCGAGCTTCCCTGCTTCGGCGGGGTTTTTTATTTGAAAGTAAAGATGTAGAGCGGCATCTAAAAATAACAGCACGTTATCACTGAGACGTTAGAAAGGAGACAAAATGCACTATCGCAATGGAAGAGAAGCAAAGAACGGCGACAAGATTGTTGGCATGCTGAGCGGGAAAATCGATGCAGTTGGCACGCTTCGCGATGCTACTGCTGGCAATGACTACTGCAATGGTTACATTCAGACCGGGCACGAACCGAGCACGAGTGATCCAATTGCCTGTATGTGCGATTGCCTTCATGTCGATGATGTGATGGCACTGCTGGCTGAAAAAGGTCTGGATAAGCGTCCAGCCGGAAAATAATCGAAAGGAATCACAATGAGCCTACAAACAGAATTGACCGCAGCTGAAGCCGAGGTATCCAAGATCAAGGCCGAAATCGAAGCGTTGCCTGCCGAAATCAAGGATAAGACCGAAAGCGAACTGTCCGCCATTTATCACGCCATCGCTAAGTTCTTCGGCGGCCATGAGGCTGTTCCGGCTCCGGTAGTGGAAGCTGCTCCAGTTGCCTAAGTATGGCCGCAAAACCTCTTGATCGCGCAATAGCAGATGAAATCGTCACAGATTGGCGGGTTGGTCAGCTAAGTCAACAATCCATAGCAGAGAAGCATAAGGTTAGCAAAGGTGTAGTCAATAAGTTATGCAAGGGAGTAGACCGGGACGTTTTGCCTTTGAACCGGGTTGATTGCTCTATAACCCCGATACCTTCAACTGTTTACATCATAACGGCCAATGAATACGACGGCATTTTCAAAATAGGGATTACAAACGATACAGCGCGTAGATTGCGGGACATGCAGACAGGGTGCCCGTTTGTGCTTTTCGCGCTGCGGTCATATAGCGTGACGAATCCCGTGGCAGTAGAGGCAATGCTTCACGCCTTCTTCTACAAAAAACGGATGTGCGGTGAGTGGTTTAGGCTTGATTCCGTTGACTTGAAATACATTGACGATGCAATGTGTGTCGTAGACGAGGTCGTTGATGGCAAACATTAAGACAACACTAGATGAGTGGGTGAAGTGCAGGGAGTATTACGAGGCCGGTTTGTCGCTGTCAAAAATCGTTGAAAAGACTGGAATCAGCAAGACCCAAATCAGCAAGAGGTCGAATGCTGAAGGATGGGCAAAGGGAACCGAAAAGGAACAGCTAATCGCAGACGCGGTGCGAGTTGCAGTGGCAAAAGGAACTCTAACGGAACAGGCGCTCATCATACATAACGAGGTGGTTGATGAGCGCACCAAGCATCTCCAATTCTTTACCAATGCCAGCCTGAAAAATGTATCGGTGATGATGAAGAAGATTGGGGACGCGTCATCCATCAGCGAGCACCGGCAAGCGCAGACAGCCCTGAAGGATGCTAAAGAGGTAGTGCTGGGCAAGACTCCCGACACCGCAATCCAGATCAACAACGGGCCGAGCGCTTATGTTGTTTCACCCGGTAAAGCATTGAGCATGGAAGAATGGACGCAGGAGACAGCCAAATCGAAGATGGAAGAGGACGCATAGTCTGGGAGCCTCAACCTGGCCCGCAAACATGGTTGCTTCGATGCCCTGTAGAGGATGTGCTATTCGGAGGTGCTCGGGGTGGTGGCAAGTCTGATGCCCTGTTGGGTGATTGGACAGGCCATGCCGCAAGCAGCAACGGACATGCGCGGGGCGTGATATTCAGGCGCACCACGCCGCAGCTTGAAGAGATCATTGCCCGATCGAAGGAAATCTATTATCCGCTGGGCGCTCAATGGCTGGCTGGCAAGCAGACTTGGGTGTTCCCTTGTGGGTCGAGGTTAAAGATGCGCTGGCTGGAGCGCGATGAAGATGCAGAGAATTATCAGGGCCATTCTTACACGTACATTGGCTTTGATGAATTGGGGAACTGGCCTAATCCAAACCCGATAGACAAGATCAACGCCACGCTCCGTTCCGCCCACGGCGTCAAGTGTGTTATGCGAGCGACTGCGAACCCAGGCGGGGTTGGACACCAGTGGCTAAAGGAAAGATACATCACGCCTTCGCCGCCGATGACACCGTTTTATGATGCCGATAAGCATGTGAACCGGGTATATATCCCCTCTAGGCTCAAGGATAACCGGAAGCTGATGGCTGCCGACCCTGGATACATTGACCGCCTGAAATCATCCGGTCCGCCGTGGTTGGTCAGGGCATGGCTCGATGGTGATTGGGACGCGAGCGCAGGGGACAGCTTCTTTACCGAGCAGGCGCTGCTGGATAACGGTGTGCCTGTTGATTACCCAGCCAAAACAGATCAGGTATTCGCGGTGGTGGATACCGCACTGAAAGACGGGCTGGAGCATGACGGAACGGCAGTTATCTACTACGCAAAGAATAAGATAGTCGGTTTCCCGCTGATTATCCTGGATTACGAGGTGATACAGATCGAGGGCGCTTTGCTCGAACAATGGTTACCCTCAGTCAATGCGCGTGTAGAAGAGTTGGCAAAACAGACAAATGCTCGGCAGGGTAATGTCGGGATATGGGTTGAAGACAAGGCAAGCGGAATTGTGCTGATTCAGCAATCCGCTAAACGTGGATTGCCCGTATACCCAATTGACAGCAAGCTGACATCATTGGGAAAAGAAGGCCGCGCATTAAGCGTGAGCGGATACGTTTATCAGAATTTCGTTAAGATCAGCCGGTATGCCTACGACAAGGTCATGCCTTACAAGAACCAGAGTCGCAACCATTTATTGTCCCAAGTATGCGGATTCAGGCTAGGCGTAAAAACGCCACACCAACAGGATTTGTTGGACTGTTTCTGTTACGGAATTGCCATTGCGCTTGGTGATTCAGACGCTTGGTAAAAGGAAAACATGGCAGATTACAACAATGACGGTCAAGCTACCCTGGGGGTTGGCTCTACGCTTTCCCCGACCTTGATGCAGATACTGGTGAGCGATGACATACAGCCGGGATCGAGTCCGTCGTATGAATTGGCAAAAAACATATTTGCGTACCATCCGCTCGGGGCTAAACTGGCCGAAGAACCGATTACCCGGGCACAGTCACAGAAGCGCGAGATCAGCATTCCCGGCGCGCCGGAGGGTGAATTGATTGCAGCGTTCGACAAGGAATGGGATGAGACAGGGCATATCGGCGCTGACAAGCTGATTCACAACACCATGAAGACCAGCCGGATTTATGGTGTGGCGTCAATAGCGGTAGGCGCGAAAAACCTGTCGACTACATCCCCTTTGCAGATGGACAAGGTGGCTGGGCTTGATCTGTATTACAACGTGCTCGACCCACTTAACACGGCCGGGAGTCTGGTGCTCGACCAGAACCCTAACGCGGCCGACTATCAGAAACCGACCTACATTTCGGTTGGGTCAATGAAATATCACTCAAGCCGCGCCTGTATCGTGATGAACGAGCAGCCGATATATATCGAGTGGAGTAATTCTGCGTTTGGCTTTGTAGGCCGGTCTGTGTATCAGCGATGCCTGTATCCGCTGAAGTCGTATATCCAGACCATGATTACCGATCAAGCCGTGGCTGAAAAGGCTGCTTTGCTGATTGCCAAGCTCAAATCCCCCGGCTCGGTTATCGACCAGCGGGCCAGGTCATTCTTCGGGTTCAAGCGCGAAGCCATTAAGGGGGCGAAGACCGGCAATGTCGTGTCGATCGGTATTGATGAGTCGGTCGAATCCGTAGACCTGAAGAATTTGAAAGACGCTGCCGAGTTCTCGCGCAACAACATTCTGAAGAACATCGCGGCTTCCGCGAACATGCCCGCATCGATGATTAACCTCGAAACCCTGGCGGAAGGTTTTGGTGAGGGCACGGAAGATGCAAAGACCATCGCCGCGTTCATTGACACGGTGCGCATGGAAATGCGGCCCTTGTACAAGTTCTTCGATGAGATCGTGATGCGCCGGGCATGGAATGAAGAGTTCTACGCCTCAATGCAGCGCAAATATCCAGAGACTTACAGGGATATGCCCTACGAGACCGCGTTTTATGGCTGGAAAAACGCATTTAAGGCGACATGGCCGAATCTGCTGACCGAGCCTGATTCTGAGAAAGTGAAAACAGACGACGTGATTATGAAGGCTGCGATTGCCTGCTTTGAGGTGCTGGCCCCCACGCTCGACCCGGACAACAAGGCAACGGCTGCGCTGTGGCTGGCTGACGTGATGAACAGTCGCAAGCTGATGTTCTCTGAACATTTGGACCTGGATGGCGAGGCCATTGCGAATTATGTCCCGCCCACGCCTATCGAAGAGCCGAGGGAACCCAAGCCGTTTAGTAGCGAAGCATGAAAGACTTTCTGGCGATATTGGCACAAGCCATTCGTGACCTGATCCAGAATGGCTACGTTAGCCAGGATCGCATGGCCGAATGGGTGCTTAAGATTGCCCTAGCTGCTGACAAGGCATTGCCGACGCAATTATCACTGGAGAAGCAGCTCACCAAGGCATTGCAGGCTGTATATCGCCGGTCGGTCGGGCCTGCCGCATTAAAGCATCATCCCGGTGTATCACGTTTTACCTTGTCCATTATAGAACCTTCATTGCGGCCCGAGCTTGATCGGCGCATTCTTGCCGCTGCCGAACTCATCAAGATCAATCGCAAACAGGCTATCGAGAAGACCTTGCAGCGATTTAGCGGCTGGGCGACGTCCATCCCGGCGGGCGGCTCGAAAGTGGTTGATATAGCCGAGGTGAAAGAGAACATCAAAAAGTCATTGGTGCAGACCAATTACGAAGTCCGGCGGCTGAACATTGACCAGGGCCACAAGCTCATCAGCGCGATCAATAACCAGATAGCGAATCAAAGCGGGGCGATTGCAATGAAGTGGCGCAGCCATTGGAGACAGGCTGGCTATGATTACCGCGAAGACCACAAGGAACGCGATGGCAAGTTTTACGCGATTCGTGGATCTTGGGCCATGCAGCAAGGGCTGATTAACAAGGGCGAAGGCTACACGGATGAAATGTCCACCCCAGGCGAGGAAGTATTCTGCCGTTGCTTTGCGGTCTACTTCACGTCGCCCAGCGAATTACCGCCCGAGATGGTGACCGAAAAGGGCCGCAAGTGGCTTGAACAGAAACACACATCTAGCCCGCTCTAGCGGGTTTTTTTACGTCCAAAGGAAATCATGCCATCAGTCAGCGAAGCTCAGCACAAGGCCATGGAAGCCGCCGCTCACGGGCATAGTACGCTTGGCATTCCCGAGAGTGTAGGCAAGGAGTTTGTCGCGGCTGACGAGTTCTACGCAGGCGTTCGAAAGGATATGGCGGATTACTTCGAGGATTGCCGTGCGGATGCCGAGGGCGAGGAATGGAAGACGGTTAATGGGGCCCACATTCTCGTTAAAGGCGGGGAGGTTATTGGAGGAGCTGGGGGCGCATTAAATGGCAAGAAAGAAGCCCCTACATCTGGACACGCATCAGAGAAAAAGAAAATAGCCCCCTCTGAATTAAAGAAGAAGTTAGAGTCAACTTCACATGAGAAACTGTTGGCTGCTCTAAAAAATCCACAAGTAGATGAAAAAGTAAAAAAACACATCGAGCAAGAGCTGGACGAGAGGGGTGTGCGCGGAACAACAAAGGGAGTATCTGAACCGTCCGAGACAGCTGAAAATCCAAAGGAACCGGAAACAAAAAAGACCGAAGGCAATGAAGACCTTTATGCAAAGGCGCGTCAAGCATTAAGTGGGTCGGCAATCAGTAAGAATTTAACTCGACAGCAGCAAGAGGGAAAATCTAACGAAAGCAGGGCATTTAGTCGTTTGGGGCCGGATATGCCGGGCTTCAAAATTCCGGCAAAGCCACGCGCAGATAACGAAGAGTTTAATTTTGCAGACGCTGAAATAGAGAATGTTCGTTCAGACTCCGAATCAAAGCAATGCGCCGGAATCCTGTTTCGCGCTCCCGGCCCGCTTTATCTGCTGGTCAACCGTACCGACAATGGAGTCTGGGAACAGCCCGGCGGCCATATCGAAGCAGGCGAGACGGCAGAGCAAGCCGCCGTTCGTGAGTGCATCGAAGAGATCGGCACTTGCCCGGATGGTCAACGGGTCATTTTGCGCAATAGCGGCTCAGATGGCATGGTCTATACCTGCTTCCTGCAAAATGTAGGCGCGCCGTTCAAGGTCAAGCTGAATCACGAGAACATCGCCTCGATCTGGACGGATGGGAAAAGTCTGCCCGGTATCCATGCCGAGGTTGCGCAGACCATTTCATTATTGAGCGGCAACGAGCTGGACATTGCCAAGCACATCCAGGCTGGCGATCTTCAAAGCCCGCAGCAATACGAAAACATTTGGTTATTTGATGTGCGCATTACCGGCACAGGCACGAGCTACCGTAGCGCGCTGGATGAGTATGTGTACCGTCCGCCCGAGAACTTTCTATCTGATGAATTCGTAGAGCGGTGCAATGGGCTGCCGCTGATATTCGAGCATCCAGACAAATCAATCCTCAATACCGAAGAATACCGCGAAAGGGCAATCGGAACAGTGATCCTGCCTTATATCAAGGGCGACGAGGTATGGGGGATTGCGAAGGTGTACGACGATGATGCAGCGATGCTCATGGCAACAACGCACATCTCTACGAGTCCGGCTGTGGTTTTCCGGGATGCAGGATCAACAGAAACCATTGAATTGGATGGTGGCAAAAGCGTTTTAATCGAGGGTAAGCCGTCCTACCTCGACCACTTGGCAATTTGCGAAGCGGGTGTTTGGGATAAGGGCGGCGAACCAAACGGAATCAATTTAGGAGATATTGAAATGGCAGAAGAAAAAGTACCTGCATGGGCTGACGCACTGGTCAAGCGCATGGATGCAATCGAGGCCAAAGGCGCAACACCGCCCGAGGATATGAAGGTAGACAAAGCCCGCAAGGATGCCGATGAAGCCGAAGCCAAAAAAGCCGAAGCTGAAAAGTCAGACAAGGCGCGCAAGGACGAAGGCGTGAAAGAGGGCGAAGAGGAAGAGAAGAAACTGGAGGCCGAAAAAGCCGACAAAGCCCGCAAGGACGCTGAGGAAGACAAGAAAAAGGAGGAAGAGAAGATGGATGCTCAATCCAAGGAAAACGAAGCCTTGCGCAAGCAGATCGAGGACATGACCGCGCGCATCAATGCGGTGACTGCGCCTTTGTCGAATGCTGACCGCGATGCCTTGAGTACCGCACAAGCCCGCGCAGACAGTGTTGCCCAGATGTTTGGCGATACCGTGACCGCGCCTTTGCACAACGAGAACCCTGTGGCTTACCGCAAGCGCCTCGCTGCCAAGTTCCAGAAGCACTCCACCGAGTTCAAGGACGTGAAGCTGGATTCCCTGGAAGGCCCGAGCTTCGACATCGTGGAAAGCAAAATCTACGCTGATGCGCAGACCGTCGCCATGAACCCATCGGAAGGCACTGCCGGACGTTTGATCCCGATGGTGCGTACCGATTCAGCCGGTCGCAAGATCACCACGTTCACGGGTGACCCCTTGGCCTGGATGGGGACGTTCATGTCTCCCGGTGCCATCTCTACAATCAATCGCAACCAGAAAGGAGCCTAAGTCATGGCAAACATTTCATTCAATCCGGCCCTGACCACCGCTCCGCAGAACTCGTTTCTGCTCGAGACTCAAGGTTATGTACAAGGCGCATTCATGGACGATCCATCGTCCCGTATGTACCTGGCTGGCGGCGTTATCGCTTCCGGCGTCACTCAGCCAATGTGGGGTGGCATGGCGATTACCGAAAGCATACCCGCTCTGAACAGCAATCAGATGGGCGCAACAATCGGTATCGCGGCCACTGAAGGCACGATCGCAGGTTTCAGCGTGTTCAATCAAGGTTACAACGGCATCATCACCCCGAACAACAACGTCCCTCAATATGACGCTGGCATGACCCTGATGTACTTCCGTCTTGGTTCCGGCGCACGTATCGCGGTGCAATGTGACGCGAACGTGGCCGCCGCTGTGGACGGAAACGCAACCAACACCCCGATCTATTGGGACTTCACCACTCAATCATTGACTGCAACGGCTGGTACTGCATTGCCGGTCAAGGTTCTGTCGGTCAATACCAACAGCAAAGTGGTGTTGTGGAACTCTGGCACTGGCTCCCTGACTTGGGTTGCTGGCACTGCCGCAATCATTCAAATCTAAGGAGACGAACAAATGGCCTCATACTTCCCGGCGCAAGCCAAGGTTTCCCCGAGTTTTTCGGAGCCTGAACTCATCGTCACCTACGCGCAAGCGTCTGGTGCTTTCGCCGCCCTGCAAGGCGGTAAACCTCGCGTCAAACTGGGCAATGGTGACTTGTATGTCTACCTGAACAGTCTGGACTTGCGTACCGAGACATGGAGCGGGCAATCTTCCGCGAACTTCCTGCCATCGGCAACGCTGGTTGCGGATTACCACTCGACCCAGACTTACCTGATCCGCACTCGTGCGATCTACGATCATCACGACATGGCCGCTGCTGCCGGCTGGAATGTTTCGTTGCCTGCTGCTCAAGACCTGGCAATGCGCCAGGGTATCTTCCAGCAAATGCGTACCAGCCTGCTGTATGGCTTCAGCCCTGCAAATGGTGAAGGTCTGCTCAATACCGTAGGGGCTACTCAGGTGACGTTGCCGCCCGATTCATTGGGTAACACGACCACTTCGACTTACGATAACGGCGACATGGCTCTGTTTATTCTGGGCCAGATCGTTGCGCTCAAGTCCCGGATGTTCCAGTCCGGCGCTCACATCGCAAACAAGATCGTGATCGTCTCGCCGCAGCGCGTGTTCCTGCAACTGCAATTGGCTGACATTGTGCAAGTCACCTCATACCAGCGTCCCGGTGGCGGTACTTCTACGGTAGGTCAAACGGTCAAGGCTGTTCTGGAAGAAGCAGGCGACACCATCGAGTGGTACTACGATGACACCCTGATCGGCAAGGGCGCTGGCGGTACGACCGATGCGATCCTGCTGACCATTCCTGAAATCGAGCAACCAGACCTGCCCGGCATCAATACCAACATCTTCCCTCAGCTGAATCCTAACCTGAAGGCGGTGAACTTGATGTACGCAGACATGGCCGCACCGATGAAGATCCCCACTCCAACCCCAGACGGCGCAATTACTGAAGTCAATGAATTGCGCGTTACCTCTGGATGGTGTGTTCGTCCTCAGGGCGTGACAATCCTCAGCTTCCCGTACTAATACCAATCCCCGCAAGGGGTTTTGAGGCCGTCACTCTCGGGTGGCGGCTTATTCACACTGTTACAGGAGATTCACATGAGTTTATATATTGGCAACACCACCAAACAAACAATGGTTCATTGCTTTCGCTTGCCTGAGTCGCACAAGATGAACGCCCTTTCAATTGAATCTGGCCATCAGGAAAAGATCGGCGATGGATGGACTTCCGACCAGACCGATGCTGTTATTCAGCATTTGGAACTGTATGGGGCGCGGCGCTCCAATGAAACCGGCATGAGCATGAAAGGCTTTACCGGACTGCTGTACAGCGTAGACAAGCCCATCACCGAGACACAGATCGTGTCTGGGCATGATGCCGTGGTTGATACTCAGGAGTTGCGTTCCGCAACCGAGGCGACCCGCTCCGCGCTGGCGTTTGATCGCTCTACCCGCGCAAACAAGGGCAAAGGCAAGCGGCTGGCGAAAGTGACCGAAGTGGAGGTCGTGGAGGATATTCAGGGTAACCAGAAGCCTACCGGCAAAGAGGTTAAGTTCTCTATGTCTGTTTCTGAGCAAGGTTCTGAAACCGCAAGGATACCCGTGTAATGGCCTTCGTCACTCCCGGTCTACCCAATCTGGCCGATTTCTCCACGTTTGTCTATGACCAAGGAGTGACGACTGCGCAGCTACCGACCAATTCTCCCTATCTGACCTATGCCTATAACAAGGCATTCGCAGTCGTTTCATACGTTCCGCAGATGGATGCAACCGTCTACACGCTGGCGGTTTATTACTACGGTATGCACCGGCTGCTTGAAATCGCCCAGGATCAAGCTGGGCAAACATTCTTTACCCAGGCCAGGCAGACATACGGGCTGCTGAATCTGGTGATCGGACCGGTCGTCTCTTCCGGCGACAATGGCACGACTCAATCGCTGGCCGAACCTGACTTTGTGAAAGGCCTGCAGATGGGCGACTTGAGCTTAATCAAGACCTTTTGGGGTCGGGAATATCTCGACTATGCCATGACCTACGGGCCGAATGTCGTGGGGGTTTCATAAGTGCCTACTTTATCGCTTGGGGTTTTGGATGTGGCCTATAAGGATGACCCGGCAACAACAACCGGAAAAGTCGCTGAAATCCTTGAAGGTCGATATCACATCATGCGCTCGTTCCTTGAGCTGAATGAAGCCATGATCGGGGATGAACTTGCCAAGAAGATGATCGCGCGCATGAGTACGCCCGCGCTCGGCAGGCGCGACATGGAGATTTATGCCATTGATGAGCGATTCCGTGACTTTCTGGCTGCGGACGAAATGTCTAAACTGTTGCCCCCATCTCAACAAAGCGCGGCTGCACAAGCCGGGGTGAATCATCGCAAAAAACACACCTACGCGAAGGCAAATAATGCGCGCCCGGCGTTTGTAGATACCGGCCAGTATCAGGCGAGTTTCCATGCGGTTCTGAAGTTCTGATATGGGCATCGCTAACGAAGTATCTCAGAGTCCGTTAGAAGCGGCTCTGGCCTCCGGCATTCAGTCAATATCGCAAGATCAAGCTGTCAGCTTCACTCAATACAACAAGTACGTCATGCCGCAGGACGGGTATGTGTTCTGGGTGGCGACGGCCAATACCGTATCGTTTACCGGATCACTGCATGCTTTGGCCGACCGGCATCAGGATGAAGACCAGACCATTGGGCTGAATAAAATCCTGTTCACGTCCGAGCAAGAGATTACGCAATTCAACATGAACAGTCCGACTACGATGTGGATCGGGACATTCGGAACGTTGAAAGTCGTATTCAAGGAGCGCGGCCCGCTTTATGAGCAGGCGGGCGTTTGGCATTACAGCGGCGATGCGGTATACCCGGCTCTTGAGGCTCAGTTAGTCGCAAGCGCGGCTGACCTGCCAGTTGGCCCGATTGTTTCGAACAGCCTGCCGATCTGGTTAAGCCTGAACAGCTTTGCGCCGGTTTACTCGTCATACCTCGTGCCGGATAACGTGATACCACCTTATATCGTGGCGCATATCGAGCCTGAGGAGACGGACGTTTTACAGCAATACCCTATTTACCAGTGGCCTGGTGTAACGGGCACCGGCGCCGATCCGCTTCATTCGCTGGCGAGTATCCAGTTAATGAAGGACAAGGTGAAGTTGATCTTGTACGGCTTTACCAGCGGCATGGCGATTCAGTACCTCACGTCGCTGATTGAATACTCGCTCAATACCGATACGTTTGGTTTCTGCAATGCCCCTGCAATCAGGGACGAAAAAAGAACGCAGGTTGAGATTGCAGCAATTGCAATGAAGAAATCGATTGAAATACAGGCAAGTTATTATCAGGGAACAGCAGACGCAATTCAGCGCCGGTTGATCCTTTCAGCAGCAGTAACAGTGTAATTTTCACTATTAACCAACCACAAAGGAAAATATCATGGCGCAATATCCAATCGTAGCACGTGAAGGCGGCTCAAAATCCACTCTGAATATCACCGCAAAGACCGTTATCAAACTGACTCCCGGCACCGTCTGGAGCGTCATTATGAACACGGCCAACTCAGTCGCGGGTGGCGTTTATGACGCATCAACTACCGCGGGCAGCATCGCTGCAAATCTCATCAAGGCGATCCCAACCGCCACGACCGGCGAGATGATGAATGGCCCGTTTCCGTGCGCTGTTGGCATTCTTGTCGATCCCGGTACGGGTGGAGTCGCTTCCGTATCGTTCAACTAATTAAGGGGGCGTTATGGCAACTACAATCACTCCACGCATTGTCAATCTCAATGCAACCATCGTTCGTGCGCCATCGCCCTCGCAGTTGCAACAAAGCGGTGCGCTGATCTCGGAAGGTGGCACGACACAGACAGTCGATACTTACACCTACTACGGCTCATACGCCGAAGTGCTGGCCGGTCTCAGCGCCTTGGGGAACTATACCGAGCTGTCGAACATGGCAAACACGTTCTTCGCGCAAGGTAATGCAGTCGGTTTGTATATCCTGGAGCTGGGTGTCCAGTCTACGGCTGATGCCGGTGTAGCCGCACTTTCCACTTGGATAACCAACAATCAGGGCGTGTTCTATGCTTACCTTTGCCCGGTTGCTTGGGATTTCACCAAAGATGAAGTCGGGAGCGTCTCGATTACTCCGGGCGGGGGCGGCTCTGGCTATACCTCGCCACCACCGGTCACGATTGCACCTCCGACGTCTGGAACCACGGCAACGGCGACATCAACGATCGTCAATGGTGCGGTCGTTTTTATCACGATTACCGATCCTGGCTTGGGCTATACAACGCCACCACCGGTCACGATTGCACCTCCGACGTCTGGAACCACGGCAACCGGCACGGCCAATCTCGCCTCGGCCATAAATGTGCTGGCTGAACAGTATTCGGCCCCAACCGGAAAGACTTACTTCTTTGTGACCAGCGTACAAGCAGACCTTGCCAACTACGCGACCAACAAAGCGGTCATCGCCTTCACCCCCAGCCCTACCGCAGTCAGCACGGAATTCCAAGCCGCTACGATGTTCTACCAGTGGCTTGTCAACAATCCCGGTCTGACCAACAAACTCGCGCCCATGTCCTATCGGTATGTCTATGGCGTGACACCATGGGCGGCGTCCGGCAATTCTACCGCGATAAATGCGGTGCTGACTGCCTATGGCAATCTGGTACTGACCGGTGCAGAAGGCGGTATTTCGGCTTCCTGCCTGTTCAAAGGCACAACAATGGATGGCGAACAAGCCTCATGGTGGTACGGCATTGACTGGTTCCAGATTCAGGTAAAACAAGCCCTGGCCGCCGCAATCATCAACGGCTCGAACAGCAATCCTCCGCTGCTCTACGACCAGCACGGCATCAACACCCTGCAAGCTGTGGCGCAACAAGTCGCCAATAGCGCGGTCAAGTTCGGTTGCGCGCTGTCCGCCACGGTATCCGCAACGGCTTTCACTGACTATACAACGGCCAATCCGCTGGACTACAACGCGGGGATATATAACGGTCTGTCGGCAACGGTTGTTGGACAAAATGGATTTTTAGAAATTAATTTTTCTCTGGAGGCCATCCAATTTGTAATTTAAAGCCAAGCCCATGTCTTTCTGTTGTGAATTAGGGATATTTGAGATTTATGAATTCCGTAGTCATGGGCAATAGCTGCATGGTTTTCTTTATTTAAAGCACGATGCCGTATTTCGAGAACATCTTTTTCGGTTAACTTTCTTGGCTTCTGATTGTTTTTCCCAAGATTTTTTCCGAGGCCATAGGTATTGCCAAGTAATCGTTTAGATGTTTCTGGTGACTTTCTGCCAAGTTGAGCAGCACTAACAGCTGGATTAGGAATTCCGCGAAGTGGTGATGGGCCTCTTTTCATACCAGTCATAGTTGCACTTTGTTTTGCGCAAGAACTGGCAGAACGCTTTTTACCAAGCCTTGAAAGACTCATATTTTTTAAATGTTCATCAGTAAACGGTGGACGTTTTTTTCTAAGCTTAGCAATAGTTTCTGCTGATTTGATGTGCCCTGATAAGCCTTCACCACCAGATGTAAAATTGACCAATGGGCCGGTTCCTAAATCAATCCGCCCAATGGCAGAAATCAAGGCAATCTCGATTGCGCAAGATTGTGAATCAGTCAGATTTTCTCTGACTTTAACAAGCGGTAAAGATCCATTTGCTAGTTTATAAATCGCTTTCAAATGTTTGTTGTGACTAAATCTCGCATGATGTTCTGCCCGGCGTCCTTTCCCTTTTCCGACATAGCATGGTATGCCATTTAGTCTGAATATCACATAAACGTAGTATGTTGATCCTGGTTGCATTTTTTCTGCTCCTAAAACAAGAAAGGAAATAAAGTGACACTATATCATTTAATCTCAAAGAAGTACAATTTATAAGGAGCATGACAAATGGCAAACCCGCAAGTACCGCAAGGGACGCTTAATAGAGTCCGCTGCTCTATCGTTGTTCCCAGCTTTTCCAATCTCAATATCACTGCTGCCTATATGGGCAAGTCGATGGCAACGATCACCTTCGACGAGTCCCCTTGGGTGGATCAAATCCAGACTGCTACCGGCACGGTTTCGTCTCCAGAGCCTTATGTCATGGCGACGATCAATGTTGGCATTCTCCGCACTCAAAGCCTCGCGCAATCATGGATGACACAGGCACAAAGTACGGGTGTCATTGGTGACGTGACCATTCACAGCGACACGGCCTCATTCTCGGCTATCCCGCTGACGGACGTGGTTATCAAGTCTTTCGACCCGGGCGCATTCGATGGGGTCGATCCCGTTTCAAAACTGGTGCTGCGCGGCGTGTTCTACATCAACAATAACTTGTGGTCACTGTAATGCACATCAACGAAGCTTTGCAAATTGTCGTCCCATTACGGGCTGACGAAAAAGGTCACACGACCGTCCACGGTTATCACATCCCCATATCGCGTGAAGTGTTCGAAGCGAATTATCGGATCATCGCCGCGACGAAGGCTGAACTTGCCAGCAAGGGTACGTTTTACCAGATGGACAGCGGACCGCGAATTGCTTCGCTTGCACTGAAGGATGAAGGTAAAAAGGACGCGCTATCGGTCGGTGATATGGATGACTCAGGAACCCCCCATGACGGGGGGGCTTTGGCTCTGCTGGCTGAAATCAAGCGTTTGACTACGGTTCTGGTCGCCACGGACAAGGGCTGGGAAATGCTCCCTGTCGATACCGCAATCGCGCAAGGGCTACTTGATGCGGATGACTGGAGGGAAGGGGAATCGGCCCTCGTTTTTTTTACCTGCCATTATGCGATGGTGAAAAAGTCACAGCGAAATGTGGCCGCCGACGCGATTACTACCATCCTGAAGGGGTCGAACACATCCTTGAGTCTTACGGAATTCGCCAATTCCTTGCCGAAGTCGATCGAGAAAAAGACTTCAAAGGCGGCATCGTCGGTTCCATCCTGAATTATTGCGCGAATCTGGGATTCATGGATTTCGCGGAAAAGTATAAATTGCCGTTTCGCTCTGCCAGGGAGTTCAGGGAGCGTTACATATTAGATGCACTAAGGGGTGAATAAGTGACTATCAAGAGCATAATTTCGATAGATGTGGACGATACACAGTTCATGAAATTTCATGCTCTGTACAAAGAATATGAAGCATCCCTTGCCAGCATGCCCGACAACTGGAAGGAGATCGGGGGCGCGATCAATGCGACCGCGACTGACTTTCAGAAGGTAGCCGGGGGCACGTCCGAATCCATGAAAGCGGCAGCGATGCAATCTGCTGTATTGGCGACGGGGTTGAAAGAAGCGATCAAGGCGCAAAAAGAGTTTCACGGAACGACACAACGTAGCGGATCGGCGATGGACAAGCTGGTTCATTCATCGGCCAAGCTGGGGCACAACATCTTCGGGATCAGCAAGTTCCTCATCAAGACGGCGGCATTGAGTACCGGTATATTCGGCGGTTCGCTATTCGGCTTGGGTAAATTGGCCGCTGGCGCGATGAATACGCAAAGCGCGGCCCGGGGAGTGGGCGCGAGTACCGGGCAAGTCAAGGCATTCGACCTGAACTTTCAGAACTTCCTGAATCCTGCCTCCACATTGCAAAACATCGCGCTGGCCAAGACGGACGCGCTCGGGCAGAACTGGTTGAGCCAACGCACCGGCCTCAGTTCAAGCCAGGTGATGAAGACGGACGCGGTGACCTTGGCGATGAAGTCCACTTTAGCCCTGCATGATTGGGCTGCATCCTTGCCAAATCACGGTGCAATGATGGCGCAGAATTTCCCTGCAAGTGGATTTGATAAGCTGGGCTTTACACTTGAGGACGCGATTCGGCTCAAGAATACGCCACGGTCTGAATTGGTTGCAGCGCAAAAAGCCACGGTTCGGGATGCGCGCACGATGCAATTCGGGGACAAGACCGCAGCGCAATGGGTCAGCCTTCGCAAATCCTTGGAGCGCGCAGGGGTAACAATTGATACCGTTTTGATAAACAAACTCGCCCCGCTTGGGCCTAAACTCGGCCATCTTGCGCGGGTTGTCGCTAATAGCTTGGCGGATTTAATCATTACGGTGGCGACAAAGGAAAATATCAAAAAGTTCAGCGATATTATCCAGTCCGTCTCTGATTACATGGCAAAAGGCGACTTTCAGAAGAACCTTGCGCAGCTCGGGCAGGCAATCGGGGATTTTGCAAGCATTGTGGTTGCTGTGGCGAAGTGGACTGGCCTGGACAATTCGGATTCTACGCCTTCCACCACATCCGCCCCAATATCAAGCGCGCGCAAGTCTACGATGGCAAAAGGCTTCGCTTCATTGGTGACAGCCCGTAGCGTAAAGAGTGATTGGGACAGGTCGAGCGCACAGGCGTATGCGGTATACGAAGCGTCTAAGGCAAAAAAAGACGATCAAGGCTTCACTGCGTCTAAGGCAAAAAAAGACGATCAAGGAATCAGCAGGCTTGTTGATGCTCTTTTGAAACAAAAGCCTTACAAGCCAGCGATGGTCACTATTTACAACAATACGGCTGCAAGAGTGGCTAGCTCTATAAATTCGATTGGTTTACTAAATTGAAAATTTTATCAATTTATCGTTATATGTCCACATACATGCAGCGACTTTGCACGCCGAGGCAAAATGCAAACTATTTCTCACGGTTTACCGATACCGTGATTTCTGCATAATGAACATTTCTACTGCCCTGCGGGACGCTTATGACCTGTCTTTTCAAGTCTCGCCTATCATTCTCAAGGATGGGATTGCCTCATCCATGCCGCAAGGTCTGCTGCCGATTATCGGGCTGACCGGGCAGATGTTCGGATTTCTACAGGGTGTGTTTTCCAGCGGATCGGCAAGCCTTAACGATTTCCCGATTCGCTATGTGCCGATACCGGGCGGAACGGTCATCAATAACGCGATTGGGACTTACCCATTCGCAAACCAGCAAGTAGCGGCCAATGCCGTTATTCAGCAACCGACGAACATATCCTTGTTGATGATTGCGCCGGTGAAAGATTCTGGCGGATATTTGAGCAAATTGTCGCACTTCACCTCGATCGTCACCGCTATCACGAATCACAACAACGCAGGCGGCACTTACATCATTGCAACGCCTTCATACCTATACACGGATTGCGTGATGGTCTCCATGACGGACGTGACCACGGCAGACACGAAACAACAACAAGTCCAGTGGCAGATCGACTTTGCGAAGCCGCTTATTTCGTTGCAGGATGCGGCAATTGCGCTCAATGGCCTGGCAAGCAGGATAGCCGGCGGTGGACAAATCACATCGTCGAAATGGTCTGGGCCGAATGCGGTAGTGGGCCAACCTGGTCAAACTGGAGTAGCTGGATTGTATGGTTCGGTCAATAACTTCATGTCGTCACCGTTATGACAACCTATATTCCGCTGATTTTCAGTCAGGCATCACCGCCTTTTCAATCCGCCTTTACGCTGGACGGGCAGGGCTATAACGGCACGGTTACATGGAACTTTGCAGGGCAGCGGTGGTATTTCACGCTATACGACCAATTCGGGAACCTGATTATCAATCAGCCTTTGATCGGATCACCACAGAATGCAGATAATTATCTGGCGCCCGGAATGTTTCAAACCTCGACGCTGCTGTATCGATCGGCAACAGGTAACTTCGAGGTTACGCCGTGAGATATTACGACTGCACGATCACGAATCCAG